CTATGACGATCTTGAAGCCGCCGCTGTTATAGCAGAACAAGCTAGGCAGCAGCATTATGGTAGTTTTGTCTATAAAGGAGAAAGAACATGACAGACACACCGACAGTAGAAGAGATTGCCCAACATTATGTTGCAATGGGCCATAGCGTCGATTTGCTGAACGCTGGGCAACCAGAGGGCATGGACGATGCTGATTGGGCTGACACTGTGTCACGCAACGTAGAGCATCTACAGCTAATGGTGGCTAAAGACTTCTGGACTACAGAAGATATGACCGCTGCCAATGCTGCAATCGCAGCTAACACTTAACTCAAACTCAAAGGAGACTGTCATGAGTAAAAATGAAAAGAACCTCATCACTGTCAACGACATCGAATACAACATCGAAGACATGACTGACGCACAGAAGGCCATGCTGAACCACATCAATGATTTGGATCGCAAGCTGGGTTCTGCGCAGTTTAACTTGGATCAGCTTAACGTGGGTCGTGATGCCTTTGTGAATATGCTGGCAGGTTCGCTTGAGGCAGAGCCAACGGAAGAGTAATACTAATTAAGGGTTGGCACATATTTTGTGTCAACTCTTTACACTAGGCTATTATTATGAGCATCAACTTGACACCAGAAGAACTAGAAGATATGCTAGATAGAGCAGCAAGGCGTGGAGCTAAGCAGGCTTTGTCAGCTATAGGCTTGCACGATGACAGTGCAGCCAAAGACATCAACGAGATGCGAGATCTATTAGAAGTGTGGCGTGATACACGTAAAGGTATCTGGAGTACATTTGTAAAGGTAACAACAATCGCAATTATAACATTCATAGCTGGTGCTGTATGGATGCAGTTAGGGAATAAGTAATTATGGCTAAGAAGTTTGCAGGTTTTAAACAGGAAGCAATGGAGAAGAAGATTCTCCCTGCGTTAGGTTATACTGGCCCTATGGATCAGAAGTCCATTAATGCTTTTCTTGCGTCTAACCCTGGTGCTGCTGCTAAGATGGGCAGATACACACTAGCTGCACGTCAGCGCATTGAGGGTAACCGTATAGGTATGGCTGAAGGTGGTCTTACCTCTGCAGTAGATGCAGCACAGGCTACTGTAACAGATAGACGTAATGCTCTATCTGCTGCTCAACTTGCTGCTGCAGCTAACCCCCAAGATACATCCCTTATGTCTGCAGTTAACGCTGCACAAGTAGCCCTGACACAATCAGAGGCTGCTCTTAGTTCTGCTCGTTCTAACCTAACAGGTTCAGTAAACACACCGGAAGTACGTGCTAGGTCTATTGCAGATCCTATGTCTATCACACAGACAGCACCTGTAGCTACAGCAACACCTGCTCAAGTTGCAGCTGGTACTATTGACCCTACCACAGGCCAGATGACTGCACCACTTGCTACAGCAACACCTAGCGCTGTAACACCAGCTGCTCCTGCTATGGCTGCTGCACCTCAACCTGCTGCTACTGTAACTGCACAGACTGCAGCAGACCCTATTGCAGAGGCAGTAGAAGATTTAACTGCTGCTACAGGAGCACCTAGTGAGGCTGCTCAAGCACAAGCTGCTACCATGCAGCCTACCGACTTAGCCCAATTAGCTGTAGCTCCTGAGACTATTGCACAAGCTCGTACTGTAGAGGCACCTGCTCCTCGTGCTGTACAAGAGGGTGAGATGATTGCTGGCCCTACTGTAGACATGGAGCGTGTACGTACAGAGACAAACTTTGCTGCTGCTACAGGTGCACCCTCTACAGATGCTACTGTACAAGGGCAACTTACTGGCTTAATGGAGCAGTTTGAGGGTAATGAACCTCCTGCATGGGCTGCAGGTGCTATGAGGGCTGCTACAGCTACTATGGCTGCACGTGGTTTAGGTGCATCATCTATGGCAGGTCAGGCTATTATCCAAGCTGCTATGGAGTCTGCACTACCTATTGCTGTACAGGATGCACAGACAGCTGCCTCATTTGAGATGCAGAACCTGAGTAACCGCCAACAGGCTGCTCTATTTGCTGCAGAGAAACGTGCTGAGTTCCTTAACCTAGAGTTTACACAAGACTTCCAGACACGTGTTACTAACGCTGCTAAGATCAGTGACATTGCTAACATGAACTTTAGTGCTGACGTACAGGTTGCACTAGAGAATGCACAGATGGCACAGACTGTAGACCTAGAGAACCTTAGCGCTAAGAATGCTAAGATTATGGCTGATGTTGCAGCTATGTCACAGGTTGATATGACTAACCTCAACAACCGTCAACAGGCTCAAGTACAAACAGCTAACGCTTTCCTAAGTATGGATATGCGTAACCTAGACAATGAGCAACAGACATCTATGTTTAAAACACAAGAGATGGTTAACGCTATGCTCAGTGATCAGGCTGCTGCAAATGCTGCGTTACAGTTTAATGCTACCTCTGAGAACCAGACTAACCAGTTCTTTAGCTCTCTAGCTACACAGGTATCACAGTTCAACTCAGAGCAGACTAACGCTATAGCACGTTTCAATGCTGGTGAAGCTAACAGTCTGGCTCAGTTTAATGCAACACAGAACAATGCACGTGATCAGTTTAATGCACAGAACCACCTAGTTGTAGCACAAGCAAACGCTGAGTGGATAAACAAGATTACTACCGCACAGAATGCAGCAGAGAACCAAGCAAACCGTGATGCGGTACTAGCAGCAAATAACTTTACAATGACTGGCTATAATAATATGTTACAGCGAGAGCGTGACATCCTTAGCTGGGCATGGAGTTCCGGTGAATCCGCTTTAGAAAGAGACTCTAATGTTGTTGTCGCTAAAATTGCTGCTGATGCCAAGGCTGGTGACGCTACTGATCCTCTCGCCAGTGCAAGTGGAAAAGTACTCTCTGCAATTGCCGATAACGCAATTGATCTCATATTCGGTAAGGATTAATAGTATGCCATTTCAAGACTATGGATATAAACCCTCAGGTATTACACGCCCAAAAGCACGTCCTAAACCTAAAGCAACAAGTAGCTCATACTACTCAGGTAATGAGTTTGGTTCTGGTAACATCTTTACAGAGACTAGTCCAGGTGCCAGTACAGTAAACTTTGGTAACAACAATAATAATAATAACAATGATAACAATAGCTACCAAGCACCTTCTTTAGTACAGGCTCCTACACCTACAGTAACTGCCCCTGCAGCACCTACCCCTGCGCAGATTGAAGCAGAGAGACAGGATCGTATTGCTAGAGTGTTTGAGGCTGCAGGTGCTACACTACCTCAGGATACAGGTAGAATGGGTAGAGTTGGTAGAGGTATAGATCTCTATAGTCGTGATATATTTACCACACCCTTTGTAGCCACACCTGATAACACGCAGGAGATTACAGACTATCTACAACGTACTGCAGTAGATGATGCTTTGCGTGATGCACTAGGTATGCCAGAAGTATATCAGGGTACACCAACTCAAGAAGAACCAGAGCCAAACATTGATATGTCTGTACTGCAGGAAGCAATGATGCCTGAGCCTATCACTGTAGAGGAACTGCCTGATGGGAGGGGTGGCTTGATGGGTTCTCCTACACTGGGTACTATTGCACCTGATGCAGAGGTTATGAACTTTTCAGACCGCTCAGCACTAACAAACATGGATAACCTCCAGCTTGTAGACATAGAAGATGAGACGGGTTCTGCAGGGCTTATGACACGCCCTAAAGCTAGACCAGAAGGGTTACGTGCATTAAGCGAACCAGAGAAGAATAAAGCTGCTCAAAAGTACTTAGGCATAACTGCAGATGGTATTTGGGGTAAAGGCTCTACCAGAAAACTAGCTGGATGGCAGTACCAAAACGGAGTACCTGTATCTGGGGTACTAGATGAAGCTACTATCAAAGCTATGGAAAACCCAGAAACAGAAGACCCTAGAAAAGAAATAACACGTAAGTCTGTACTAAACACAGCAGGAACAGCGCCTGATATTAGTAAGGTAAAAGATTGGGCTAAGGAAAACATAAAAGATCCAATGAGAGCAGCAGCCTTTGTAGCTACTGTTGAGGCTGAAACAGGTGGTAGGGCATTAGTTGAGAGTGGTCATACTTTAAAAAGCGCAGTTAGAACATTTGTAACAAACAATAAGTACATGCACGAGGGTAATGACGTAAGAAGACCCTTAACTGCAAAGGGCAAAAGACGTAAGCAGAAGCTAGAAGCCTTAGGAAGTAACGCCACAGGCGATGAGATATTTGACTTCATCTACGGCCCAGACACAGATGCTATTGGCGGCAATCTAGGTAACACCTCAGCTACGGACGGCTCTAAGTACAAAGGTCGAGGTCTAGTACAAATTACAGGCAAGGATAACTACCAGAGAGTTGGTGATATTATTGGTGTAGATTTGGTCAATAATCCTGAGTTAGTAAAAGACCCTAAGTATGCTGCTGCTGCTGCAATGGCGTACCTAACTTTACCAGGAAAAGATTTCTTTGATGGTACACTTACGAGTGATAAACTTGCTAGTGCTATAGGTCATACGGGTTCTGCTGCTACTAGGTGGTCTAGGGCTACTGCACTAAAGAATGAGATGTATCCCTAATGTTCGGACTCCCCCTAGAACTTATCACCATGTTATTCTCCACCGTGCTAGGTGGGGTCATGTCTATATGGGGTCAGTCTAACAAGAACAAAGCAGAGCAACAGAAGCTACTCATAGCAGGACAGCAGCAAGCCAGAGAGCATGGCAAGACTGACGCACACTTTGCATGGACACGTAGGATCATAGCTTTATCTGCTGTAGGGTCAATTATTGTCTTGCCAAAGGTAGCAGCTTTGTTGTATCCTGAGGTCAACGTTATCGTAGGCTACACTGAAATGCAAGGTGGCTTCCTTAACTGGTTGTTTGGTACTACAGAAGCTATTGAGTGGAAGTATGCACAAGGCTTCGTTATCACACCCCTAGACACACACATCGTTTCCGCCATTGTAGGGTTGTACTTTGGCGCAGGTTTCACTAAGTAAGGTATATTATTATGGCTACAGCATTTGATAGGCCCATTCCAGGGCAGTCTCTAACAGGAGAGCCTCGTAACTTTCCGTGGGAGCAACCTGCTGAGATGAGCAGTATTGAAGAGGTGACTAAGTTTTACATTGGACGCCTTGCTAATCAGGATGTCATTGATGACTTTGGTGCTTTGTGTCAGGCTGGTGTCTCACTAGCTCCCATTGTAGAGTCCGTCTATCTAGTAGGTGTAATGCGTGGCATACACAGCCTTGATACAGGTATGTTGGCTGCACCTACCATTCACACATTCCTAAAGCAAGCTATTGAGGCTATGGGTATCTCTGTTAAAGATACAAGTGATGATCCACAGAAACGTGCAGAAGATGCAGAGATGGAACGCTTCCGCTTAGTTGCTAACAAGTATCTCTTAACGGAGGATGACGATGATATGTCTGACCCTGGTAAAGAGATGCTTAGTGAGATGCTAGAGGAAGAAGGAGAAGCTGAGCAACCTGCAGAGGATGTAATGCCAGAAGAAACAATGAACGAAGAGCCTACGGGCTTAATGGCAAGGGGTTAAGACATGGCATTTGATTGGAAAGACTTTGCAGCTGCATTCCTAGAAGGTACAGCAAAGAACATTGAGCGCCGTGGTGAAGAAGCTAGGACGTATGAGAAAGAGCAGAAGGAAGCAGCTAAGCGTAATGCAGAGGTTATCCGTAACCGTGCAGCTAAAGCTAAGCAGGCTGCTACATATGCTCGTAAAGCTAAGATGTATCTAGGTAGCCACCCTCAAGCAGATATGATGGTTAAAGCAGCTATGTCAGCTGGCCCTGCAGAGATCGCAACACTATATGAAAAGCTAGAAGCTGCAGCTAATCAGCCAGGACAGAATGGTAAGCTGGGTGAAGCTGATATTGATACTCTAATCAACATGCCAGAACTTCCCAGTGTAGATGATAAGTATATTGACATGGGCTTGGAAGACTTTGCTATGCAAACCTATGGGGCAAGCAAAGGCTCTATTGTACGTTCAGCAGAAGAACAGGAAGAAGTAGGCTTAGTTGGTCAGCTCTTTGGGTTTGGTGCAAAGCAACGTGTAGATGAACGTCTAGGTGAACAGCAGTATGGTATGGGTATGTCTATATCAGACATCAATGACCTAGCAGAGCAAGATGAATACCAAAACCTTATTAAGGATACTTCCCTTACATATGGTACACTAGATCGTTTTGATTTGGCTGACTATACTAAGTTTGATGCTATCCTCACTAAGGCAATGAAGGATATTGTAGATACAAATGAAGCTGCCATAACCAATGCAGGTCTTCCAGGTGATCCAAAACGTGACGCATTTAAACAGCAGATACAACGTAAAGCAGCTGAGCCTCTCATTGCAGAGTCTGTAAGAGAGAACCCCCGTATGCTGGAAAGCCCTAGTGTAGCACAGAGGATTGTGGCTGTTATGGGCCAAGAGCATCTTGACAAACTATACATACAGTATGGTATCTTTACACAGGAAGAGCTAGACGAGATGCGTGGTGAGGGTGGTACAGTTCCTGCTGAAGGTGGTACGGGTGCAGAGCCTGCTGCTGCTGAACCTGCTGCTGAAGGTGCTGAGGGTGGTACGGGTGCTGAGCCTGCTGCTGTTACTACTCCAACCACTACAGAGGGTATAACACCTAGACCTAAGGCTAAGCGTAGAGACAGGAGTGCTAAACTTAAACAGCGTGAATGGGATAGCAAGTACAAAGGTAAGTATGAGCCTGACACAGGTAAGCCTATCCTAGCTGGGCCACGTCCTGCCTTGGATGAATATCGCCAAGAGCCTACTATCGTAGCAGGTCGCACTCGAAGCGTATCACTGTATACTGAGTGGATGGATAAGTATGGTGATACACATGATCCAGAAACAGGTCTACCTTTGCCAGTAGAGGAATAGAGTAATGGATAAGAGCGCTTATATTAGAGCCTACAAATCATCCCTGACAGACAAGCAAGTAGAATTACCTACACTAAAGCTAGACCCTAAGGATGACTTTGTTATTGACCCTAACGTCACACTCAAGAAGGATGACTTAAAGAAGAACAACTACGTAAACCCTATCCGTGACTACATGGTTGCACGTAAGGGCGTAGACTACAATGATGTAGAAGACGATAAACTTGTAGATGACTTTGTAGAACACATGCGTTACTTCAATGCTAACACTGTGTCTACTGCTGGTGAGGTACGCTTTGTTAGTAAGGCAGATGAAGCTGCTAAGCTCAAAGCTAAGAAAGCTTATCAGATCTATGACCAGTTAGGTAACGTCTTTGTTAATGACGGTATCGCTGGTGCTGTAGGTGGTATCTGGGACTACGTTACTGCTGCAGCTACTGACCCTACAAACTACTTGGGTGTACTCACAGGTGGTATTGCTCGTGCTGGTGCAGGTGGTGTTGCCCTTGGTGGTAAGCAAGTAATCAAGGCTGCTGTACGTAATGCAGGACGTGAAGCCCTAAAGAGTGGTGCTAATAAACAGGCTGCTCAAGAGGCTGCAAAGAAAGCTGGCATAGAGGCAGCAGATCGTGCATTAACTAAAGGTTACACAAAGACACAGGCTGATAAGATTGCTGCTAAAGTAGAAGCTAAGATGGCTCTTGAGGGGCCACGCGCTCTAGCTAAACAGTCTATGCTTACTGCACAGGAAGACTTGTTTAAGCAGGCGGGTAAGAGAGCGCTAAAGCAAACTACTGCGCTTGATGCTAGTGCTGCTATGTTACAAGATGTAATGAACCAGAACGCTAGGCTGGAAGTTAATGCACAGGAATCATACAGTGGAGCACAAACTGCATTCTCATCCTTACTGGGTGGTGTTGCTGGTGCAGCACAGCTAGGGTTTGGTAAGTTCCGTGGTGCCTCAGGCTATGGTGATGTAGGTGATCCTCTTGAACGACTAGCTAACGTATCTATTGAGGAGGCTACACCCTTCCTTAAAGCAGAGGATGCTAAGAGAGCTTCTAAGGAAGTAGTAGATGCTGTCTCTACATGGGAAGAGAAAGTAGCACGTGGTGCAAGCTTTGATGAGGAGGGTGGTATTACCGCATCACTTATCAAGCACATCATTATTGGCGAAGATGGTAAGGGTGGTGTAGGTAAGGTTGTGAAGGATATGGGCTACAAGGTAGACCGTAACTTGAAGACAACAGACTTCATCACTAACGTAATACGTTACATGCCTCAAGAGGATTTAGTAAAAGCTAACTCTCTTATAAAGAAACACACAGGGGTACACCTAGGCGACTACGATGAAGTAGGCGTTAACCTCAGTGATCTTATTGCTGCTCGTATTAGTGATGCTGGTAAGCAGTTGAACGTGATGTCACAGCTGCGGCGTACCATAGACTCAGGTATTGTTGCTTCTTCTGATGCACTTGAGGCTACTATTGAGAATGTAGAAAAGAACACTACGCCTGCACAGAAAAAGGAATACCTCAAGTATACACAGGGCGTGTGGAAACGTTTGCTTGTTTCATCCCCTGCTACTACAGCGCTTAACATTGCTGGCTATGGTCAGTTTGCTGCAGGTCAGACACTAGCAGATATATTTAATGCTGGTATGTATGGCCTTCAGGGTATAGGTACGTCTGTCACTAATAAGGCTGCATCTAAGGAAGCGTTCCGCCGTATGAGAGCGCTTACTACTATTCAAGGGCAGAAGATCCGTAACTTTGCAGATCCATATACAACACGTGAGGCATACCTAAAGCTACTAGAAGAGAACCCTGACATTCAGAAGGCTCTCTTTGAAACGTTTGCTGGCGGTGTAGATGCTACAGCTAAACGCCATGGTCTTGACCCTACAAACACAGCCTTTAAAAACATAGAAGCTGTAACAAACGCAGCCAACACCATCACAGGTGTGCGTATTCAGGATACCTTTACTAAGTCACAGATGTTTATGGGTGAGTTAGATAAGGCAGTACGTTTTAAACACGGTAAAACCCTCAAGGAAGTTATCAACGGTACAGATGATACGCTTCTTGATGATGAGGTAATGCAGTCTGCCCTAGATACAACACTCAAGTCTGTGTTCTCTAAGGATTATACGGCTAAGAGTCAGCCGGAGATGGTGCGACAACTAGCTAATGGTGTTGAAACCTTCTCAAGCATACCTGGCTTAGGTACTATCCTGCCGTTTGGGCGCTTCTTTAATAACGTCCTAGCTACAGCGTACCAGTGGAACATCCTAGCTGCACCTGAGATGCTCATCAAGTTTGGTCAACGTGCAAAGAGAGGACAGAAGGCAGATCTCTCAGAGATGGAAGCTTTTGCACGTATGACTATTGGGACATCTGCGCTGGGCATGGCTGCAGCGTATGACCAAGAGCGCCGTGATAAGGGCTTAGCTTACAATGAGATTGATGTAGGTGGTGGCACTATTGTAGATGCTAAGAACACCTACCCATTCTCTGCCTTCCTAGCCGCAGGGCGTATCGTAAATATGATAGCTCGTGATGAGGAAGTACCACCAGAGTTACTGCAAGAGATGGGTACTCAATTAGCTGTCGGTCAGTTGGCACGTGATGCACAGTTTGGTAACGACATTAACAACCTTATGGACATCCTAGTGAACCAAGAAGCAGGTGCACGTAAAGCTTCTGCCATGGGCTTAGCTAAGATAGGTGGTAACTTTGTATCAGGTTTCACTAGGCCACTAGACGCTGTTAACAAAGTAGTAGGCTTTGCTATGGGTACAGACGCAGCTAAGGATGTACGTCAAGCAGATGGCTCTTCCCAAGTCTTTACTCAGTCTGCTACTAAATACGTAGACAATCTGTTTGAAGTGTTTAGCGATAAGGTAGATGCTGTAACAGGTGATGAGCTACGTGTTGCTACACGTGAGGGGCAGCTATACGATGCCAACCCCTTTGCTCGTGTCTTTGGTTTGACTATCAAGCCAGCACGTACTGGTACAGAGAAAGCATACTCTATGGCTGAGATGTTTCCGTGGCAGGCATCAGAGCGTAGCAAGATCCCAGGTTATGATAGGGCGTTTAACTCTATCATTGCTCCTCTGTTAGAGAGACAAACAAACCAGCTGCTACGTACTAAAGCGTTTCAAGAGGGTAATCTCACACAACGCAGGCAGATGCTCAAGACTGTAGTGTCAGATGCTAAGTCACAAGTACGTAAGTATATGAAGGCTGGTGGTGGCGGTAGAGAGAACGCTATGCTGGCACTAGTACGTACTGCAGAGGGAAGAGCAAACAAAGAGATCCGTAATGAGGCTAAACGCTTGCTCAAAGAGAGACGTGGTATTGATGCTAGTCCACAGGATATGAACTATCAGGAGCTAACCCTGTATATCTCTTACATAGACTACCTAAAGGACATATACGAGGAAGCATCCAGTATATAAAACGAGAGAGGGGAGCCACTAAGCTCCCCTTTTCTTTATTGTGTACCATGTTTCTTAACACAGTGTCTTGCCCATAGTACCGTAGCTATCAGATGCTCTAGTGCTTTGTTCCTCTCGTCACTCTGCCATAGATTACTCTTGATGTGATGCTCTAGTGCCTCTGCATGTTGGGCTAACTCATCGTAGAACTTAATGCGTGTGCCTTCTACGTGCGCTTTGGCTTCTTGTTCTAGTTTCACAGACCTTCCTTCATAAATACTTTGACCCACTCTGCACAGATACCACTACGCACAATGTCATCAATACCAAACTCTACTACAGGTACATCCAGCATGTACTTCTTAGCTAGGTGTATGATCTTAGCTAGACCAGACGTACCCTTCAAGTCAGACTGCTGGATGTCACCATTGAGTACAATAGTACTGCCTTCACCTACACGTGTCAACAGCATCTTGATCTCTGGTATGTCGATATTCTGTGCTTCATCTACAATGATAAACGCATTGTCAAAGCTACGCCCACGCATGAGTGCCAGTGTAGCCACTTCAATGTTACCATTCTTTACACCTGTATCAACAGCACCACGGCCTAAGTGTTTTACCAGTACGTCTAACACAGGTAGCGCCCAAGGTTGTGCCTTCTCTTCTAGTGTACCTGGCAGGAACCCAATGTCTTTACCTACAGCTACGTGAGGACGTGTGATAACAATCTTGTCAATCTCTTTGAGTGTGTACAAGTCTGCTGCACATGTAGCTGTAACGTAAGTTTTACCAGTACCAGCAGGGCCAAGGATAAGCACCTGCTTGCTGTTAGTGATAGCATCAATGAGCTTACCTTGATTCTCTGTCTTAGGTAGAATACCAGAGGTAGGCTTAGAAGAGGCTCCCTTGTAGGTTGTCTTCCTTCTTGTGCGTGTCTGCTTTCTTGGTGGCTCTAACGTGTCCGTGTTCATTTAAGTTATCCAGTATTGTTATTGCTTGTTCTACTGACAGTTTAAACCACTCACCCTTAGAGTCAGTAGCCAAAGGCAACGCCCTAGTGTGAGCTTCTTTCTCCGACTTACGCCTATCGTTAGATGCTACGGTATGTTCTAGTACGTAGTCACGGTAGGGGCTACTTGTCTGGTAGCCACTTAAACGATCCTCTGCATCAATAGCCATACCTATCTTTACCCAGTTAGGCCACGCTCTGTTAGTTATAGCATAAACATAGCCCTCTTTTATAGATTCTGCTTTATATGTGCCCTCAAAGGCTGCGTCACTAAAGGTTTTGTACCTGCCCGGCTTATGTAAAGGGTGCTTAACAGATATACGCTTACCGTTTACATACATTTGATGCTTGGCTTGTTCTGCAGCTTTAGCTATATGGCAAGGAATACATATATAACCATTACATTTCATCCTAGATCTGTACCAGTTTTTATCCACCTCTAACTCAACATCACACTTTATACACTTGTTCATTACGCATCCTTTGATACAGCGGTACACATATGCACTATGGATACTTTATCTTTGAGATCCTCAGGCAAGTATTGATACACGGCTGTCATTGCATTAGCTGCCTCATAAAGACAGGCATCATATGTGTTATACAAGTTAGGTGAAGCACGTACTGATGGTGCCTCACCCGACATGTATGCTATAAGCACAAGCACATACATTATTCTTGTACCGTATCTGACTCTTCGTCAGACAACATCTGTGTAACTTTAGGTTCTGCATAATCGTATGCTTTACCTGCTACGTCTGTTGTTACTTCTAGTGCTGCTACAGCAAAGAAGAACATTACAAAAAACTCAACCATCTAAACGTTCCTTTAGTTCTGTGTAGCCACCGACATGGTGACCTTCGTTATCCCAGATTTGAGGTACAGTAGTCATACCCGCCTGCTTTAGCAATGTCAATAGCCATCTACTACTAACTGTATCAACAGAGTAAGACATAAAACCTATGCCTTCCTTTTGTAGTAAAGTCTTTGCCTTATTGCAGAACTCACACTTAGTAGTCCCTAGTATTACGTACATTACTTCTCCTCTCTAGCTGCTCCAGCAAATGCTCTTGCGCTTCCTGTGACATGATAGGCCACTGCCTTATCTCTGTCATACTGCGGAGGCACCCTATGCAAAACCCATCCTCAATGAAACAGATCTTTACACAGGGTGACTCCACCTTACCTACACTAGGTCTACGATCTCGCATGAATCACCGGAGCAAGCCATAGTCTGCATGGATACTGTGTTGTCCTCACTCTCGTAGTCGTTAAGCTCTTCCCAGTCAATGCTGTCTGGCATAAGTGCAAGCATCTCTTCATACTCTTCCTTAGTGCAGTCCTGATAAGGCGCTTGCTGGTAAGTATGATCTGAGTGTGGCAGGAATGATACACCTGACATCTCATCGAAGTGTTCATATACAAATGCACCTACAGCCATCCACTCACTGTCACGAACTGAGATAGTTACACTTGGCTTATGCTCACACCAGTGTCGTTGATAGGTGAGCCACAACTCAAGCTGCTCTACAGCAGTCATATCATTACGTGTGACAGCCTGCTCAGGAGACTTGACAGGGAAGCTAAACACTACAGTAGAGTCAGGCTTCATGACGCAAGGCTCATTAGGAATACCCTGGTCAATCATGAACTGCGTCAGAGGGTCTTTGCTGTCACCACGCACAGTGCGAATGTAATAGGGGCTGTGACGAGCATGAATACCAGAAGCAGAGTCAACCAACTGTGATACCGTACCGGAAGGTTTAACGCAGCTGATACTAGCAGAAGCAGGGATGCCAAGCAACTCAGCCCACTCAGCGTTAGTAGCCACAGCAATGGATCGTAAATGCTCAAGGGTCTTCTCCAGTCCTTTGTTCTTGTTTGTCATAAGAGGGTTATCCATAATGCCTGTCATAGACACACCAAGCAAACGCTCTTCTGCTGTGTTGTTCTGCCAGACCTTACGCAGATATGGGAACTTAATCATGGTAGACTGGATCGTACCTAAGATGGTAGCCAGCTTAACCTTACGCTCAAGATCCTCAATGGTATCGGTAGCACGTACTACGCACTCCGTTAGGTTACAAAACTGATATGGGCGTAAAATGATTTCAGAACAAGGGTTTGTACCGAACTCATGGTTAGGATCACGCCGCCCAAACTTAGCTGCTTGCTTCTTAGATGCCTCACGATTGAAGATACCACGCTCACCAGACTTAGACTCAACCAGTGCAAGCCACTCACGCATGAATGTTTCCATGTCTGGCTTCTCAGTGTAGGATACAGAGTTGTTAGCCAAGGCACGATGACCAGCAGTTTCCCACCACTGTCCTGACTTAGCGTGACGCATACGGTCATCACTCAGGTTAGACAGAGAGATCATAGCTGAACGTCTCACACCACCTACAACAACGATCTGACCAATGAAGCACATCAAGTCATGGCATTCCATAGAGCTAAGCTTACGGCCTTGTGCAGCCTTGAAGGTAGACACAGCAAAGTTAAATAGTTCTACGAGTGGCGCTGGGCCTGACGCTCTACCGCCAAATGTTTTAAGTCTTGCACCAGCAGGACGTACACGAGAGACATCCCACTTAGGAATCTCACCAGCCCACAGGAGTGCAAGAACTTGACGGAACCCCTTAGCCCAGCCTTCCTTACTGTCCTTAACGACAACGATAGACTCACTCTCGAACAGCTCAGGCACTTCTGGGAGCTTGCTGATAAACTGGCGCTCGACACTGAACCCGACACCAGTACCACAGAGGAGGATGTACATAGCCTCATCGAAGGACTTAGGGTCATCTACGGGTAGGTAGCTACAGTTGTAGCCTGCAGTGTTGTCACGATCAAGCGCTGGGCCAGCTGTCATCATAGCTCTCATAGAAGGCATGATCTCTTGACCTAGGATAGCTTGCTCAATGTCATTGATGTAAGAGTTGTCACCTGTCACACGGCGCACTACGTTATCCATGTAGCGGCTTACTGTCTTGCCCCATGACTCACGGCCTTCGCCGTCAAAGTACTTGGCGTAGCGTGACTTGTGAATGAATGCTTGATAGTCTGTTGGTAGTTGATTGCTCATCGGTTGTCACCTGATCCTTTGATAACGCCACGTCTTGCACGGCTGTTTAGTTTGTCCATATTAGTTTGTATTACCTCTGTGAGGTCACTGTTAAAGTAGTTAGCAAGGGCTGTAACATAGAACACAACGTCACCTAGCTCCTTGATAATGTCATCAGATGAGACCTTGGTGTTGTCACGCAGTAGCTTCTTGATCTTCTCAGCCACCTCACCTGCTTCACCTACTAAGCCTAGTGTATTCTCCACTAAGCGGGTCTCACCTTCTGTTACAATCTTACCCTCTACCCAGTAGGAATAATCCTGCGTGTTAACATCTGCCATAGCAGCAAACGCATCTATATCTTCTTGTGTAATCATTGTCTCTCCTTGACGTTTAAGTTCTCAATCTCCACATCATCTACATCATAGATAACATCTGTAATCAAGTCATGAATGTCTTGCTCATGACTGTCTTCGTAGGATGATAGTATGTTATTATTCTTATCAACCTTCATAACAAAAGTAACACTAAACTTCTTCATGCGCTTCCCTGTGTCTTAGACCAGCGTGTAAGTGTAACTACATTATCGTCCACCTCATACTCCTTGTCTTCCTGTAACTCCTGCTCTGCTTCTGCATACTGATCAGGAAACATCTCCTGTAGAATGTCTTGACGTAGATCTGCAAAGTCTTCCCAAGAATCAGGGTAAAGCTCTAAGAACTTCTGTGCTGCAGACATAGTGAGTGCCTCATCAAGAGCAGCCCTCATGCCATCCTCTGAACCAGCCGAACCAAAGACCATGCCAGTCTTGATACTGCCAGTCCACTCACCGTCCTCAACTACAGGAGATAATACAATAGCGATGTCACCAGGTTTAATCTCATAAGCCATTACTCTCTCCTCTTAACTTTGACACGTTGTTCTTTCATTCGCTTGCCTTTCTCTTTGAGCCACTCTTCTGGTATCACACGATTAGCCCAGAGGAAACCCTTTTGATCACACCAATCGCAGTATCTACTCTTGGCTCCCTTGTATAGCCTTGAATTAGCATTACTAAATACAAAACGAATATCTAGTGTAGGATGCTGACGCTGTATCTCTATGTGTTTACGTCTATCTGCAGCAGAAAACAACCCCTTCATCTCAATTATTATGCCGTTGTCTAGCTCAAAGTCTGGTGTGTATGTACGATACTTTAGATCCTCCCACTCTATCTTTAGCTTTTCATAGGCTACAATCTTCTGCCTATCCTTGAGGTATGCAGCGGCCTCAACTTCAAGACCACTGCGATACAGGCGAGAGTTGTGTCTTCTAGCCATTAAGATACTCAGGTGCTACGTAAGTATAGTCTACCTCTTGTGGGTTCTTAGACTTACTAGGGATGCTTGGGCGTGGCTGCAAGTTAGTGTGACACTTATGCTTGAAGCTACAGAACTTACACCCTGAGGGTAACACCCAGTTGCCTGTCTTCTTACGGTAGAATGTTTCTTCTACTGGCTCGTAGCAACGCTCAAAGGGTTCATCGTTATCTATGTAGTCTACAAGAGCTTGGATGTCAGCGAGTACTGCTTCCTTATCCACTCCCTCAGAGGCGTCTACATACTTGAATTGCCCGTTTGCTTTGTTGACTACCCACCAGCCACCTACCTCTTTCCCTGCGCCCTCTGCGTAGCCCACAAGCTGTGCTACGTAGCCAAAGCTATCACCCTGTGCAAGGGTATCAAAGGATGCAAACTTGTTATCGTATGACCAAGGTGAGGCAGACTTAACATCGTCAATGCGCCCATCCATCTCCATGTCATACTCACCCTTGATCTCCTGACCGTGAGGTAACTTGAGTGTAACCTTGTCATTGTCCTTGAACTCTACACCAGCAGAGCGGAGGACTCCCTTGAACACAGCCTCAACAATATCGCCAAGGATCATGTTCATTAGGAACGCAGGAGGGAAGGGTGTCTTGTCTTCTGGATCGTTCTTCTCAAACCATAGCTGACACTTAGGCTTACCAATGTTAGACATACGTAAGCGGAAATTGTCACGAGGGCCACTATCAAACTGCTTATACAACGCAGCTTCAACATCGGAGGCGACTTGTTTAGCCACCTCCTCTGTCATAGTAGACTCACCAGCCATAGCCTTCTGTAAGAAGTTGAAGACTTTTAATTCAGCTGGATGATTCATTAGCCCACCTCAATGAAGTCGTTATCAATGATGTCCTTAACGACTGCAGCGTCTTCGTCAGAGATACCAGCACCATTGCGCTCATTGTGTAGATCCAGAACCTTACCGTTCATATATTCTACAAGCTCAATGAAGTCCTTGAGTGTGTCATTGTCACTGTCAGACAGATCAACACTGCTTCCAAGCTTAGCTTCGATCTTACCAAACTTAGCACCAGTAGGGATGCTGTCCTCTACCCCAGACAATTTGATGGTAGACATGATAGGCAGCAGGTTCTTACGACTAAGACCATTCAGTACAGCATCAATGCTCTTGAGTGAGTCACGGTTCTTAACGTCCATGACCACAGGCACATCAGTGTAGTTACCTGTCACTGCCTCACCCTTGTCATTCACAGGGTTGTCTAGTGTTACTGTACCAAAGAATACCTTAACACGTTTGACTGAGCGCATGATCTGCTTGGTAGCCTCAGGCAATGATTGGAAGTCATCAATGTAACCTGTAGGACGCCCCAAGTTAAAGCCACCAATGCTATCCTTTAGATCGCCATTGAGTGAGTTAGACATGACGGACTTCTCCATCTCTTCTGTCTCACTGTTCCAGCGTTGCCACTGATTGCGCTGGGCAAAGACACGGAAGGTGACACCATTGCTATACACCTTATCATCACCCTGTGTCAGAGTGAATGCACCTACAGGTACAACCTCTGTCTTGATTGTCTTGCCATTAAACTCCACCTCACCCATGATAGGCTGATGGATCATACCGACACGTGCAATAGATGGTGTGGACTGTTGGCTAGGTGTAGAAGACACACCCATAAGTTCAGCCATAGACTGTCCACGATCTGTTGCAATTTGTAGTTCGTTGCTCATTTCTATATCCTTTTAATAGAGTCAAAGAGTACCTAGTTATACACTACACGTCTACTGTGTCAAGCCAATTAGGCCCAATCTTAGCTTCTAATAGTAGTGGTACATTCATTCGTATTCCATACACTGACTCAACCAGATCAGTCAAGCCCTCATTCATATCCTGTATCATATTTAATACTTGCTCTCTCTCATTAGGGTGAACGTCAATAACTGTAGAGTCATGTACGGTATTAACCAAGCAGGATTGCATAGGCTCAAGTCTCTTGTACATCTCATTGAGTACAACAGGAACTACGTCACCTGTAGCAAAGCCCTGCACTGGGTAATTCTTAATCATGGTAAAGTATGTCACGCTACCATTGTCTCTTCGTTGCACATCAGGGAAGGCGTACTGCCTGCCTGACACGTTAGTGATCTTATTGAAGCGTAGTGCCTCATCAGCCAGGTTCTTGTGCCAGTTAGCCACACCCTGATACTTCTCAGTGAAGTGTTTGTAGTAAGCCTCCTCCGCCTTGGATCTGCCATACCCTGTAGCCCCAAAGAGAGGTGCAAAGGTATGAGCCTTGGCTTCCTGACGTGACGTAGGCTGTCCCGCATCAGAGATAACCTGTGCAGTGTAGCTGTGTACGTCAAAGCCTGTGTTGATCTCTTCCATAGCAACTTCATCCTGAGCTAGGTATGCAGCCGTTCTAAATTCAAGCTGAGCAAAGTCAGCCTCACAGATCTCACCACCCTCCCACCGTGACACAAAGACCTTCTTCACAGGGAACGTACCACCACGAGGCATGTTCTGCATGTTAGGTTCCTTGCCACTGAAACGTCCTGTCGCTGTGACACTCTGAGTGAGGGTAGCATGTAGGAAGCCATCGTCCTTAGAATAACGCTCAATGCCATCAACAAACGTAGAGATGTAGCTGCTGATAGCGTTGTACCGTTGTAGATCCTCTAAGAAAGACACTGCCTCATACTTCTTGTGTGTCTTAGCCGTAGCAATAAGCAGACCTAGCTTGTCCTTACTGGTGCTGAAACCATTAGCACTGACCCACTTCTTGTTAGGTGCAGAGAAACGCAGCCCAGCAATCTGTTCTGTGTTCTTGAGTTGAAACCCACGTGTGTCACAGTCCTTGCATTTGTTAGGCTTAGCGAACCTAGTGCCATCCTTCTTGGTCTTGTATGTTTTGCCCTCACCCTCACAGGTTGGGCAGGTGAATGCCTTGGTGCGGTAGACGTGGCTGCTGTTGGCCTTGACTGCCGCCTTGTACTCATCAATGTTCTTGGTGAACTCGAACAGTTCAGCCCACTCTTTCTTATTGTTCATGCGGCGGCTAAAGATAACCTGAGACATCTGTTCATTAGAGCCTAAGTTAATTGGTGTGTCACCCATGATCTCACGCACCTTGATGTGCAGTCGTGTCTCTAACTCAGAGCGTTCATCCTCAAACTCTACTCGAACATCTTGGAGCTTTTGAAGATCGACTTTGATTCCTGACATGTGCATTCGGGTAAGGGTTTTACAGGTGTCGAAGGTAACATCTCTGACTGTGTGAAGGGACTGACTTTCTGGCTGGGCATAGTCTCTCTCCAAGGCATGGAACAGTTCGCTAGTAGTAAGAATGTCAGACACGAGATAGTCAGTGAGCTGGGTGAGATCCGTTTCATTGGTGTTGATTCCTTTCTTTAGGCAATCACTGAGGTAGTCGCCCTTCTTTACGTCTAGGTCACGCCGTTCTGCTATAAGCTTGAGAGACAGGGGTGCACCCTGCCCTCGCTGAAGTATATACTCTGCAAGCATGGTGTCATAGATCGCACCGTCATAGGTGTATCCACTCTCCCACAACCACATCAAGTCATGCCGTGCATTGTGCATGATTAACAGGGTAGTCATATCAAGCACCGCCTGAACAAGGTTATGCCCAGCGCCTGATGTATCCTTGGCCTCTACATGATCTAGGTTTACCACGTGTAGTTCAGTGTGATCGTCAGCGTTCACCATGCCGATCTGCGTTAGGGTGTTACCTGGCTCAAAGGGATCGTTGTATATCTTCCCTTCCTTCCAAGTCACACTGTTCTCTACGTCTAGTACTAATCTCATGTGTCTCTCCTACGCACTGTATATTGAACGTGCGCCATCTAATACACAAGTAATCTTACCTTGGAAACCATTAAGTTTATTCTTGGCTAAGTTTAAGTAGCGCACAGGATCTTCATCCTCACCCTCTACCTGCTGTGTCTTACCAATGAGCAGCATCAAGTCAGCCTCTGCAGCCTTACCTGTCTTGCTGCCTTCCATCATAGACTGATTGAGATCTGCCTTACCCTCTGCTTCAGCACTCAACTGTGACATCCATATCACACAGCAGTCGTACTGCTTAGCAATGTTACGAGCATGGATGGCTGCAGCCTTGAGTGTGATGTCGCTACGCTCACTCTTCATGTCAGCAAACTTGTCACCCATGTCAAGCACTACAATGTCAGGCTTCTCCTGTTTCACTACTGACTCAACCCATGCCATTGTTTTACCTGTGCTTTCCTTGAACATAATGTTCTGACGTACAGGCTCATAACGCTTACGTGCTAGGGCTTGGTTCTCCCGCACCTCTTTCATTGTCATGTTAGCAGAGGCACTGACGTACCGTGATGCTACACGTGTGTATGCTTCCTCGTTACAGAGGATAACACACTTAGCACCCTGATGTGCAAAGCCACTCTCTGCAGCAATGAGTGAGGCATGAAAGGATGTCTTGCCTGTGTTAGGACGTGCGCCCACTACAATGAGGTGGCCCCCACTCACACCCTCTACCCTACGAGCTAGGGATGGGATGTTAAATGACCAGCGTGACTCAAGAGCAGTCGCAGCTAGGATAGTATCTAGATCGTCAGCCTCCCAATCAACACGGAGGTTAGGTGTGAAGTCATCCTTGTAATCGTCAAGGATCTTACGCAGTGGCTCCAAGCTATTCTCTGTACCGTTAACGTAGTCAAAGCCAAGGTTAGCAACAACGTCACCTACGTAGTTCTGAAACAGCTGAGACAGTGTGTCCTGTGCTATCTCTGCCTTGATAGGTTCAGTCATCTCAATGCGTCTGAAGAGTGCATCCATGGCAGTCTTAGTGGCTGTTGTCATGCTCTTGTTCTGCACAGTGAATACAGCCTGTAGGTCTTGAACACTGAGGCTACCCTCATACGTCTCCATTGCAGCGTCTAGCGCCTGCTTGATGCCACGTGTGTCCTTACTAAAGATATGGTCAGGGCAGCGGATACCTTTGTGCTGCTCATAAAAGTCACGGTCTAGTAATGTTTTAATTAGTGCCAGTTCCATCATTGTCTTTCTCTCCTACAAAGATACGATATAATACTTCCAAGGCAATCAAAGGCCACAGGAAAGCAAACTTGATAGGGCCAGAGTTGTCCATCTCCTCATCCTCTGGCTCTACCATATGGTATAATAAGGGTATGCCTAACACATACATTACGAATATGCCAGAGAAAAACCCTTGTCCTAGTTCATTCATACTTGTGGCCTCTCAAATGTTATGTAGAACGCACCCTCTTTACTGTTATACGCTGCCATAATATCAACGAGTTGCTGGTGGCTCATGATAATCATCTGGTACGAACCCATGTCTGGTTCAAACTGTCGGATATATACATCACCATCATCACCTAAGATGACTTCAACATCCTCGTGCATATCATCCTGGTCTAGCGTTGTAATTACAGCAGCGTCTGATTCAAACTCAACTGTGTACATCAGGTTGCTCCGCTACAAGAATGTTAACGTGAGCTACGTTACCTTCTACACGAGTGATGACATACTCAAGCCCTGCCTTGGTGAGCAACAAACGTAATTGACCTACAGGTATCATGTCTTATCCTTTCCATCTAGATGTATCAAACGATCCAAGTACCACTGTGACTTGAGTAGATCCTCTTGCTTGTTCTTGTAACGCCAGCGGTGTAGATACTTAGCAATGTTACCACGAAGGTAGCCTATGTATTCCTCTGTGGTTAGAAAGTCTTCAATGTAATCAATACATTCTATCTTACCCTTGCCATAATGTGCTGGGTTGTTAACGTTATCTGTTGTGTGCTCAGCTAACACTGCTTCACTAAACTCGTGGTCTCGCATTACGCTCTCCTTGTATGCTTTTTCTTCTGCTAATAGTTTCTTCCACTGGCTGTTAATCATTCTTCCTCCAGACAGAAGCCACACCATGTGTCCTTGCTTGCATTACCACAGCTGACACACTTGCGCCACTTATTCTTTTCATCACGCTCTTGGGATGCCTTACGTTCTTCATCACTCATTGGTCTTATCATTGTCTGTCTCCCAGTATAGACCTGTCTTAATTAGAGACACAAAGCCCACGTTAAAGATGGCTCCAAATGTCTCTGGGTCACACTCAACCTGTAGTGTGGCACTGCCATCCTCGTGCTCCGTTATTTCAGTTATCTTAACTTCACTCATCGTCATACTCCGTTAGTGCATCCCACGATACAGGGAATAGTTCAATCATCTTGTGGTCTATCTGCTTTGCTACCTCTCGTGTCTCTGCCTGTGTGTCAGCCTTGCAGCGCAGGTTACACATATCAGCGAAGGCATCTAGGCTACCTGACCAGTACCACTCAGTCATAGTGTTCTGAGGTAATACCATACGTGCTTGCTCAGGTGCTACTTCATTATCAATCATCCTTTGGTAAAGATGTAGCATCTTTTCATTGACCCAGCCTGCATAGCGGTCAATGGGTTCACTCCAGTTATCGTAGTGGGGGTGTTCTTCTGTACTTAGCTCGTCATCTAGCTCCATGAAATGTAGTGTATCAATAGTTGTATCAGAAGAACCTTGCTTTTTATCTGCACTACGTCCACGCCATACATCAGGTACAAAGAACTCAGGCTCATCATCAACGTAACGTCTACTGATCTCATTCCATCTCAAGAACTTATGCTTGACTAGCTGCCGTGCTACAAAGATAGGAGCCTTGATGTGGAAGCTTGCAAAGCAATGACCAAAGGGACTGATGTGCTTGTGCTTGGCTAGATAACGGATGAGCTTATCATCCTTAGCCTTGAGCTTTGGTGGCCCCCAAGGGTCATCCTCCATCTCAGATGTCTTACCAAATGACACACGAGCAGCATTAGCTACAGTCAGGTCAGTGCCCATGTGGTCAATGTATGTTGCTTTAATCATGTACAAACTTCCTTCAGTTGTTGCGTGTCCTCTTCGACACGATATTTAATATCATCTATTAGTTTCATAGCAACAGTGTCAACACCTGTCCAGAGTTTTATATCCCTGCTGAACTGTAATGTCTTATCCATTGCATCAGGATCAAGTGCAACCACTGCCTTACGATATGTGCCTACCTTCTCCATGTGTTTCTTAGACAGTGACGTGCCAAGGATAGCCAAGGCTGTGATGTTAGGCACCAGCTGGGTGGCAACGATAGCAGAAACGACATCCTCTACAAGTAAAACGACATCACCCTTACCTGCTGTGAAGTAATTGGCTGCGCCAGTGTAGCGATACCACTTGGGCTGTGACCTTTTACCTACTGCCCTACCTACTGCATCAATGAGACGCCCCCTGTAGTGTATCGGAAAGACACTGCGCTCCTGTTTGACATCATAAAGCAAGCCAGGATAGTTACGAATA